CATAGCCTGCATCAGGCATGATAGGCAGAATTTGAGTAGCAGATCGCATCTGAATTTCTCGGAACAGAGGAGCGAGTACCAATTCTAGTTGAATATCGCGCTCTACGTTCGAAGAAACCTCTTGCTCGAAGTCTGCTGAAGAAACGCCAACACCCGAATGAGCGTTAACTTTTTCCATAACATCCTTAGCAAAATTCGTATCGTAACCTTTGCCCGTAGCACGAGCAAGGAAATATGCATCAGACATATCTGCCTGAAATGCTTTTTTCCAGTCACTAGTTCCGCGATCTGAGAAAATTCGCTTACTTTCGCGAATATGATTGATTTCGGAGGACTTCTCCTTAATCTCGTTTCGAAGCTCATCTACTACACTGTAGAGATCTTCATGCTTTTGAGAAACACGATTTTCCAAGTCGGCCATAAGACGCTCAGCACCAGTTGTAACGCCTTGTACGACAGCTTGGACCTCCGCTTTTTTCTCTTCAAGTTGTGCTTCTTGAGTTGCTTTTTGAGCAGCTTCTTCCTCGGCAGTAGCCTTTTCAGCAGCAGCTTTCTGGGCCGCCTGCATTTGGATTTCAGCAGCTGTTTTACGTGCAACTTCTCGAGCAAACTCTTCCATGTTAAAGTCTTGATCAGACATTACTTTTTCCTCGAAGACAGCATTAGCTGTTTCTTTTGGTGAGCCCTTACTGAGCTGACCTGATAATTTAGGATCGTTTACAAACTGAGCTTTCCACTCGGAGTAATCTTTTTCTGAGTCAAAAGACTTTGTTACAGAAAAAATTGCACCTTGGTTTGCAGGTACTGATACAACAGATACCTCAAACAGTTCCGCATCCTTGATCCTATAGCCCTCGGTTTCTTCCATCCAATCCGCATCCTTGACCCTGAAACCGACACTAAAAGCGCTCAGGATGCCTTCTTTCACCATTTCAGCAATATGTCCTGCTGACTTGGAGATCTTTCCTTCTATTTCTAAGCCTTTTTCAGTAACAGCTAAAGACGTAGCTTTACCAATAGGCTTATTATAGTCGTGATTAAATAATAAAATCGGATTATTCTGATAGTTATCTAGGCCGCCCTTTTTCCAGGCGTAGCTTTCAATAATATCTCCAGACCTGTCAGTATCGACAGTGCTGGCATATCCTCTGATCTTGATACTATCATCATCATCTTCATCATCATGATAACTCTTAAAAGTGGACATGATATTAAAAATTTTAGTATTCATTTCTTCGTAACTTTTACTAGACATAGGGTGTTCCTTTGGTAGTAAGTCTGTATCGTGCTTTCCACTTCTAAACTTACCATTTCTTAAGACGTATAAAAAACTATTAACACGCCCATAGGCCCATTGTTCAGGGCTAGAGACGCTTGGTCTTACAGATTGAGGATTGGTGTAATATGCACCGACTCCTCGCCTAAATACCGCAACTAGAGTTCGAGTAGAAGTCCTTTTAGACTTTACATCTCCCACTTTATCGTTGTGATCTTTTGCTTTCTTTTCTAATCCCTTTCTAATGGCTTCTGTTACTTCTCCTCTACTAGGAGCTTTTTCTTTATCTTCATCAGTAACACCACCAAAGTAATCTACAAGAAAATTATATTCGTAAGAGGAAAGGCCTTCATGCTCTTCTTCTAAGTTTTTCACCTCATCTCCAGTAGCAGCAACATAGTCGTCATGAGAGGCACAGGGCATAAAAACTATATCTCCGTTCTCATCATGAGAATGGGTACCCACACATCCTATCTCTCTAGCCCTTTCTTCGGCTTCTCCTTGAGTTGTAAAAACGTCATCTCTTACTTCAGATTTACTCTCTTCTCTTTCTATGCGAGCTCTCATCTTTCGAGCCCAAGAAAATCCAGGATCTCCACCCCACAAAGCCCAGGCTATTCGACCTGCACTCGGGTACCCTTCTTCTCCGCGATTAAAACCCTGTCCTTCCTTGTCTACTTCATGTCTACTAAAGAAGGAAAACATTCTTTTCACAGTAGAAACGGATAAGTTCTCCTTGGCAATAATCTGATTAGCACGAGCGACACCTACCATAGTGCCTCCGCGATTAAATTCTTTTCTCCAATCCAAACCTCGACGAGCTTCTGCGGCCATACTATCTGTTGGAACAAATTTTAAGTCTGATAAAGCTTTTGTATCTCTTTCTTCCCACTGTGTATAGCATACTCCTGCTCTTTGACGAGCATTTTCATACTCTTCTCCCATCTTAGGATCAGACATACAACGATCCATAAACTCGTCTTGACTTTCTTCTTCTCCTGGTATAGGTATTGGCATTAATCTTCGCCTTCGGTAGTTGGCCTACCGCCTTGAGAAGGATTAGCTGCAGAACCAGCTCCTGCTATATTTGCAGGAATTCTAATGTCATCATTTCCTGGTATAGCTTCCATTCTCATAGCTACCCTAGCCTCATTTGGAGTCATTATACCTCCATTTACTAAGGTAGAATAGTAACTAGCTTGATCTTGCAGCTCAGGCTGCAGCGCAGGTATATTACTAACGTCTTCTGACAAGCTAAATCCAAAATACCTTTCAAAAGCAAAATTTATCTTTCTAACTATAGGCAATACTGTTTCTAGGTAAAACAGTCTGTGGTTAGGACGAATATTAGCATTGTTTCCGCTGTCTAGTAGTATTGGGGGTACACCTAATGCCTCCAATATAATTTTTTCATTTTCTTTTATGGACTCTTGAAAATCTAGCTCTTTGAAGTTTACTTCGTTTAGGCTATCTATTTCTATTCCTCCATCTAGAATCAAGGGTCTATGTCCCCCAGTATTTGGATTATACTTAGAGGTCCAGGACATCAACAATCTTTCTTTAATCTTCTCGCTTAGTGTATTAGGGGTTTTAAGTACCAACCCTGGAACTGCCCCATTCTTAAAAAAGTTTTCTTGAAACTTTCTCATAGAGCCAAGCAATTGCATTCTCTTAAATGCAGGCTTTAGTCTAGGAACTCCTCGATATATAGAATTGAAAGAATTTTCTTTGATATGAATAATTTCGGAAGGAGAATAGTCTAACTTATTATCATATATATAAGATTTTACATATGTTCTCTCGTCAGTTTCTATTTCCACATTTCGGGCGGGTAGCTGATATAGATGAGCTCCGTCGAAATATACAAAAATATTACCATCTATCAATAGATCTACAATAAGATTTCGTTTAAAAGAATTAATATCTTGAAAGGGATTAGGCTCTACATTTAGAAGAATATCTACCTTACTTCGTCTTATATTTTTTACTATTGGAGTTAAGCTTAATTTTTCTCCTACATCTACGGGTATTTCTGCAGTATCGTCTACAATTAAATTTACGGCTCTATTTACTACTTCAATCTGCTCGTAAGCATTTCTATAGTTAGTAAAAATTTCCGTAGTTCCCAGAGAGAAGCCTTCCTCTCTGGCAATAAATCTTTGGGCAGGGTTTAACTTCTCTTCCGCATCCTCCTTTGGAGTTCTTGAAAATAAGTTATTATACCATGCCATATTTGTCTCTTTGCTTCAAAACCCAGCGTTTTTGTTTTCCTGCTGTTACAAGTTTTGGTCTTTTTCCATATATAGAATGAAGTTTTAGGTGGTGAGAATGACATAAAGTCGTAGCTTCTTCGTACAACTCAACAAGATGTTCTTCTATAAAATTGTCTCTCTCTGCCAGTATTTCTTCTTCTGTTGTTATAGTCTTTTTAGACTTTACTAGCCACTGGTCTAATAACTCAGTTAACCCAAAGAAGTGATGAAAATCTAGTTCCTCTTTGGAACCGCAAATGAAACATTTAGTATCTTTATTATATCGAGACTTTGCTTTGTCTCGAATGTACTTTACTAAATCTCTTTTTGGGTTCATGGTACCATTCCGTAATAGAAAAAATTATATCACCGTAATTAACAAAAAGTCAAGAGTTATTTTTCTTTGGTATCCTAGAAACTAGTTGACTGAGTTTCAAAGGTGTACATTGCGTATCTAATCGCATCAGCCATATGAGAAAATCTATCGTGCTTTGGTTTCTCTCTAAGAAGGTTAGGGTTAGGATCCCACTGGTACTGATCCAAACTATCTAAAGAATTCTGACATCTTTGATTAACAAGTAATTTATTGTTATCGACTACATTTGCCACCTTCCCTATACCATCTAGTATAGACTTTTTAGCGTTTATAGTAGATATATCATAATTTTGCGCAAAGTCATATCGTGTTTGCTGAGCAGCAGAGTCTATGTAGATATAGTCTATATCCCATTTATGGATGTATCTCTGAATCTCTTCAGCATGTTGTTCAGTAGTTTTTTCTGCTTCTAAGTATTCGTCTAAGATATAATAAGTTTCTGTATCCCAATCATAACCAAAAACACATAAAGCTGTTGGATCTTTATACCCTACATCAAGGCCCGCAAAAACATCCATTTTACTTGTGTCTAATTTGTCTACATCTACTACACATTTTTCAAAATTAAAGCCCCAGATCTGCCCCTCGTAAGTATTAAAGTCTGCTAGATATTCTTGGGCAAACTCTGCCTGAGACATAGCTTTTTTTGCTTCTTCTATGTCGCTCTCATGCATTCGGGGGTTTTCGTGATAGGTTGCTCTTATAGAAATCCAGTCAGGATATTCTGCGTTGAATCCTCGATAAAAGAATTCAGCAAACCAGTTATTACGGCCTCTAGGAGTAGAGATAAACAAAGCCTTACTATTTGGCTTATCTAGTGTAGGTCTTAAAGCTACATTGAAAGCTTCTCTGCCATGAGTTAGAGCCGCCTCATCAAAGATAATTAGATCATAGCTTCTTCCTACTACTGAGTCTACTTGATTGATAGATCCCATTCTTATAGTAGAATTATTAGATAACTCAATTACTCTATCTTTGGCATTATCTCGTACAACCTCTAAATCGAAGTGTTTTATAAGATTTCTCTGAAGATCAAAAGAAATTTGAGATAGAGAATAGTTGGGGGACATTAACAGTACAGAAGAGCCGGGTACTAAAACACACAGTTGACCTATAATATTTGCAATATAAGTCTTACCTTGTCTTCTAGATACCGCTCCACATATAAAACGATATTTAGGTGAGTTGACAGCATTTATTACTGCTATTTGGGATTTTATAGGATCAATACCCAGTAAATCTAAATACCCGTTTACAGATAACTTTAAGAACCTTTCTTCTTGTTGAAAGTTCATCAGCTCGGAGCCGACTATATCGGCTCTACTTATTTCTAGCATAATTACTACTCAGTATTAAGGATTACAGATTCTCCACTGGACTTCTGCTTGTTTTCTAGTGGCAAATCTTAGGCGGGCTCCACGAAAGGTAAATACAAAGCTACCACGAACTTCTTTAATATCTGCATTCATTTTATCTTCTTTACTCTTATCTGGAGAAATAGAGTCGCTTTTAGGTGAGGGTACTTTATTGCTATCCAATATATCGGGGGTAACTACTTTTGTTTCATATTTAGTTTCCATTATTATCTCCTTTAACCACGTGGGTTCCTCTATTTTTGTGACCATTCCAAGCAACAAATCCTGCAAGCCGTAAAGCCCAGTATGCTAAATAGTTTAAGAACTTAAATCCGTTTATTTCTATACAGATATCCCTAAATAGTCTATCCATGTAAGCTTGGTTCTTATAGCCAATATTTTGTTGATTCTTAGTCATTAAAGTTGCGTACTTATACCCGTAATCATGAACAAGTCCTCCCATCAATAATACTCCTGTGGGAGATAGAAACGTTGCCAAAAATTTAGGGACAGAAGCTCCATCAAACTGAAAGCCTTTAGGCACTTTGTAGGCTACAGTATCTAATGTAAAATGAAAATCCTCTACAATTTCCCACTGTCTTACTCCTGTAATCCACATCCAGATAGCTTTCCAAAAGCCTTTATCCTTAGTATCTATAGGTAAGGGTTTCATAATGGGCATTTGTGAATATTCAAAATTAACCCTCTTCTCGCCTTGCCCATCAAACTTACTTGCAATAAAACCTATTAGAACCAAAATTCCAAATACGGTCCATTGCCAAAAGGTAGCAGCTAAATCTATAACACTTTCAATCATAATATACTTTCCTTATATAGTCGTAGTTACTATAGTAACTATTGTGCCCAGTAAAAATAATATAATAGCACCACCAACCTGTATCTGTCTACTATCTAATTTCTCTAATTTAACATCTATATCCTCTAGTCGATTAAATGTTGTCTTCCATCTCTCGTCGCACTTAACTTCATGAGTTTCTATTCGTAGTTTAAGCTCAACTAGCTCATCATCTAGGTTACTCATGACGCATCTTCCTCATGATTACAATTTTCACATTCGCAGTTTTCACAGGGTTGATTACAATGACAATCATGTTCGCATGACATACATTTTTCAAAAATTGATTCAGGTTTCATTATTTTCTCCTATTTCTTGTTTACAGCATCAGCAGCAAAAAATGCTGATACTAAAACTGCAATTGAAGCAAAATAGGTAGGAGCTATATCAGCAATGAGATTTGCCGCTGACTCCAAACCTAAAAGGCTTGTTAGAAAAATACCAAATGGGTATAATAAAAGTCCAAAAAGAGAGAACCAGGCCATTTTTCGAATAGCGTCTCTCTGAGCATCTTTATCCTCTAGTTCCTTTCTTTTGAACTCCATGTACATCTTATGTTCATCTTCAGTAACGACTCCATCCCCATTCGAATCTGCAGGATGGTATCCCTTTTCTTTAATCTCTTCAGCCATACCCATAACTCCTTACGCTAATGATATGGCCAGTACTGCCCATATTATCCCTACCCCTACAACAAGGGTTAAACCTCCGACTGCGAGTTGCTCCATTAAGATTTCTCTTTCTTTTCTCTTCCTTGCCAGCATTTTCATATGCTCTTGACGTTGATGCTCTTGCTCAGCTTTGGCTTGTTTAAAAGATTCAAGCATCTCGGGATCTGCAACTAAAAGCAGGTCATGCACGTCCTTCCAGTGTCTCTCATAGCTTTTCTTAATCATTGTGAGCTTAAGAACTTCACTTTGCGTAAGAGGCTTGAACGTACTTGATTTTCTTTCTATTTCATAGTTAGTTATGGCTTCGCCAAAGTCACTAATAGTTCCCATAAGCTGTTGCATACCCTGACCCGTTTCATTTGCTTGTTTTATCAAGCCATTGAGGGACGTAAGAATTGCACTTGCTGCGGCTACAGATTCTATAATCATCTTTTATTTCTCTGCATCTATTAATATTAGATGTCTTGTCCACCTATTCGGCTACTCGGACATGCAAATCTGAACTGCAAAAAAGAGAATTATTAATGCTACCCCTAAATGTGTACCTGTTATTTTCAAAACGTAAAAAGTTAGACGTCGGGGGAGTTTATGAGTTTTTCTATTAAGGCCCCATAGTTGCCTTGTCCAAAAGTACCTTCTCCTTGTATAAGAACATTATTTTGTTGGCGAATAGCTCCGGCAGACGCTTTTTCTAGCTCTGTTTGGGCTTTTATCTCGTCCATCCTCATTTTATGAGCCATTTGAACCAAATCAGCTAAGTCTTTAGTTGTGTACATCTCTGTCTCTTCAACCTCTTCTAGCTTTTTGTCAATGAGAGTATCTAAAACTTCGGCTAGTTTAAACTTATTTCTATAGCCTGCATCTAAATACACAGAATCTATGTATTTTTTGACTTCTCGTTTGTTTAAATAATCCACAACTTCATCTTTCGGGATACCCAATCCGGCACTAACGGTGGCTACATCACCAACCTGCAAATACGTATTCGCGATTTCAATGGCCTCGGGACTTATTCGTGTGGATACTTCTTTACTCATGGTGACATTGTAGCATCCTTAGGAACAAAAAGTCAAGAACTATTTTTTTGGTGGGTATATTTGAAAAATTTGAGTGGCATGATAGTACTAATACACTATATTTTTATCATTTTTTCATAAACATCTGGAAAAGTTTCTGGAAGTAAACGTAATTTTTTTAAAAATATCCGAAATACAAAAAAGGGTGACAATTTTCATTACCACCCTTTTTAATAAGTACACCTATTGCTATTTATAAAGTTACATAGTTAGCTGAGAAAATGGTACTGCTAGTAATACGAAGATAAATGCAAGCGGGGCAACGAGTTGCACGAAGTTTCGAATGGATTGTTTCATTTTTGCGAAAGGATCTCCTTTTATCCTAAATTTCTTTGAAATCTTACTTGATTTCGAGACATATTATAACAGTGTAGAAGAAAAATGTCAAGACATAAATTTTTGTAAGTGTGTATTTTAGTAACACTTTTAATATTATCAATAAAAAAGGCTCCGAAGAGCCTTTTTCACGCTTTAGTCTAGAAAGAGTATCTAATCTCAGTTTCTAGCTTGGAGCCAATGGGGTCAACTTCATCAATCTTAGAGCCTTCCCA